GATCCCGTCGACGCTCGTGAGGGCGATCGTGTTCCCCGCCGTTCCGCCGACGATGGCGCGCAGATAGGTGATGTTCGTGACGGACGATGCCCACACAATTTGCGACGTCACGGCGTGCGCGTTCACCTGCGCTGCCAGCGAGGCGGCTGCAGCGTCATCGCTCGTGTCGATCGAGTAGGTGGCAGCGCCGAGCGTGACGGCGCCAGAGGTGGCGACGAACGTCGTCGTGCCAATGGTGATGTTGTCGCCGACGGTGGCGCTGGCGAACTCCACCTCGCCCCGGGCATGCACCCCGAGGGCCGCCGCTGTGCTCGCTGCGATGGTGCTGGCGCTGTCGCCGGCCGCCACGCCCACGCTGACAAGGTTTCCGCCCACGTACAACGAGAGGGTGCCCGTCTCCGTCGCGGGGCCAGTGAAGGTGAGCGTGCCCGAGGCGAACGCGCCTGCAGGGTTGTCGCGAACAACGCCGATCCACGTCTCCGTGTAGGTGTTGTTCGCGAACCACTTCAGCGCCATGCGGTGGAGCTGCGAGCCGCGGCCCGCGAGCGTCTGCACCTGCGCCGCATTCGTCACCCGGTAGCGGGTGTTCGGGGTGGCGGTGCCCTCGCCGGTCATCTGGCCAATCATCAGTGCGGTGTACGCGAGCTCGGCCGTGCCACCGCTCGCCCGGCTGTTGTTGAACTCGACGGCGACGAAGGGAACTCGAAGGTTGGGAATCGTCACGACTTCACCTCATAGGACTTCGAACGGCGGCGCGGCTCCGGAGCGGCGGGCGGCTCCGCCTCGACGACATCGCCAGCGCGTAGGCGCCGCGCCCACCACTCGTTTAACTGCACTTCGCGGCCCTCCTCCGGGAGCGGCTGGCGGGTGCTCGGATCTCTGACGATCAGTCCTGGCGATGCTGGCTTCAGGTACATAGGGCTCACTGCTCCGGTTCGATCAGGTCTTCCGCTTGCTCGGAGGCTATCACGGCGCCGTTCAAATCATACTTCAGGCTCGCCACTTCGAACGCGTCTTCGGCCGCCACCGCAGCGGGAGCGAGCTTGAAATAGACGGCGTTGTACGTCAGGCGGACAAGGCCCACCGTCCGGGCGCCGTCCTCGAGCGTTTCGAGCTCTGTCCGCACATAGCTTGATTCCGAGGCCTTCCCACCGAAGGTATCGTCCGCGTCCAGAGCGTCCTCTATCTGCTCCGCCAAGTCGTCGAGCGCGTCGTCAACGCCGCTGCTTCCAACGACGATCCCCTCGATGATCAGCTGGGTGCTCCGCATGCTCTCGCGCGGCGCGCTTCGGCCGGTGGACTCGTTCTCTTCCTCGGGGGTGTAGACACCTATGGCGGGCTCCGTGGCGCGGCGCCGGGGAATCTCCCGCGTTGCCTCCACCCGGGCGCCTGCGGCTGTCGAAGCCGCCACCAGCTGCGCCACCACGGCCTGGCGCAGGAGCTTCCTCGGGTGCGCCATCACACCACCTGCTGAAGGAAGAGTACCACTCTGCCCATGCCGTCCGGCTCCGCCTCGCGCACCTTGTATACGACGTTGGCCCGCGTAATGCGGCAGCCCTCGTCGTCGCTGGGGTCGCTCGGCAAGTCGTCCAAACTGAGGAACACGGCGGGAAAGGAGCTCGACAAGCCTGCGTTCCCAGCGTCGACACGCACATAGGCAGCATCGAAAATGCCGCGCGCCGTCACCGCGTCACCCGCTCCAGGCGTGTAGGTGACGTCCTCCCCGAGAGTCTCCCGGGAAGCCACGTCAACGGCCTGGAGCAGGTCAGCGAAGCTCATCAGGTAGAGATGATACCGGCGGCCCGAAGCGCGGTTAGGATGTCGTTGATCTTCGTCCCGAGCTCCTTCGCGAGCTCGTTGAACTGAGCGTCGGTGGGATTCGTCGCGGAGCTGTCGGTCAGCGAGCCGTTCGCCGTGGCGGCAGTGATGTTGGTGCCGAACGTCAGCGACGCGATCGCCGTCTGGGGCCCCTCGGAGCTGGAATGAACACCCTCGCTCAGCTTGACGTAGCCGGTGCTCGACGGGTTGGCGGCGACTTCCGTCGCCACGCCAATCAGCTGGCCGACCGTGCCGTCGGAGTCGCAGCGGTGGTTCGTGTCGTCCCAGTAGATCTTCTGCCCGACCGTCCAGGCCTGGGCGGACGTCTTGGCCAGGCCGTAGACGCCGCACGTGGCGAACTCGCCCGCGTCGCCGCTGGCGTAGATGCCCGTCGCCACACCGAAGATGGAGCCCTGCAGGAACCCACCGCCAGAGCTGACGGCACGGTCCGTGGTGAGGGTGAGAGTGTCGCCCGGCTGCCTGAAGTTGTTCACGTGTCCGCTCCTGTAAGTGAGGGCCGCCAGCGGGGCTCGAACCCGCAACCTTGCGCGCGATGCGCTGCTCTAACCAGTTGAGCTACAGCGGCCATACTGCTGCCCCGTCTTCCCGGGGCCACGGTGTCGAGCGTGGTGGCAGCGACTGACGCTCGACTCTAGCTATCAGGCGCCGGCGTTCGTCACCGCGCCACGGTAGTCCACGAGGTTCACGCCGAAGTCCAGGAAGATCCGCCACTCCAGGCCGAGCACATCGAACCCCTCTTGGCTCTCCATCTGCGGCGTCTCCTGGCCCTGCAGGAACGTCACCTCGATGACTGGGGCGACCGCCGGATCCGCGAACAGGTAGCGACGCGTTCCCGTGAGCTGGGCACTGGCCACCACATCACGGAACAGACCCCGCGCCGGGTTGCTCTTGCCCTGCTTGCTCCCGCTGTCAGGGTCCAGCGCGTCGTTGTTGATGATGGTCGCCTGCGCGCGGAACTCGCGAGGCAGCACCAGGACGGCGGGCACCAGGTTCAGCGTCGTCGTGCCGGAGGGCGCCATCTGCCGCGCCATGATCACCGCGTCCGCGTCGAGGCCCGCCGCGCTGAGCGCGGAACCCGTGGTGTTGATGTTGCTCCGGCTCGAGTGGAACAGCGGGTTGGCGTCGTAGTTGGCCCCCAAGCCGCTGTTCGCCTTAACCGCCGTCCACACGGCAGCCTCGATGGTGTTCATTGCGGCCATGCCGAAGGCGCTTGCGAGGTCCGTGAAGACGCCCATGTCGTCCTGGATCAGCGTCTTCCGAGTGATTCCAAGCTTGTTCCCGTACGTGCCCACGGACACCGCGCGCTTCTCGCCGTCCGGGATCGCCTTGCTCTTCAGTTCCCCGTGGTCGTTCACGGGGTCCAGGGTGCCGAACGCCCCCCGGCGGTAGCGGTTGTGCTCGTAGAAGTTCGACACCGAGCCACGCGCGCAGAATCGCGACCACTCGTGAGGCGTGACCTCATACGCCGAAAGCAACACCTTGTTCGTCACGTTCTCGAGGAGGATCGTGAAGTCGCTTGCGGTCGTCATCCCGGAGCCGCGCCGGGCCAACGCCAACTCTGCGATCTTCTCGTCGGAGAGCATACGCGTCCGCACCCCGGCCCGCTCGAGGGACTCGCGCGCGAGGCCGATCAGCGACATGCCCCGGAACTCGCCGGGGTCCTTGTCGACGCTGGATACCCGCCCTGCCTCGACCGCGCGCTGCACCGTCGCCGCGTGGCCAGAGCGCATGACGAGCCATGCCTCCGCGCCGCGCAGGAACTTGTCGCGCTGGTCCTCGCCGGGGGTGATCCGGTGGTTACCCTGGATGGGCGTCTCTTCCCCGCGCTTCGCCAGCTCGTCGAGGATGGCCGCCCGCGTCGCGTCGACGGTGGCGTTCGTGTCCACCATGCGTTGGGCAAACTCCTCCGACATGCCGTGGGACCTGGAGAGCTTCAGCACTGCCGTCATGCGCTCGCGCTCTGCGAGCTGAGCGCGCACGGCTGCGGCATTCGCGTCGATCTGCTCCTGGGTCCGCGTGGCGTCCACGACGGGCGCCGGAGGCTTCGTCTCGTCAGGCATCTTCGTTTCCTTCTGCGGCGCCTCGCCGCGGGTGATGATGAACTCGCAGGGGTTGGTGTTCGTGGTGGTCGCCGTGTCCTCGGAGCGAACTCCCGCACCGTCATCGGCGCCGATGGTGACGCTGCTCACTTCATGCGGCGTCCAGCTCACTGCGCGCATGACGGGGTTCCCGTCCTCAGCGTCAGAGATCTTCTCGAACTTGTGGACGCGGTAGCCAACTGACGCGTTGAGGACGATCCCGTCAGCGATCTTCTCAAAGAGCCGGTCTGCCTCCGGATCCACACCCGGTTTGACGAACCGCACAAGGGCGCGGCCCACCGGCTGGCCCGCGTCGTCCTTCGCCAGCCACGCGCGCTCCACAACGCCGGGCTGCTGCGCGACGCTGTAGGAGCTGTGGTCTGCGAGGTACGGGGCTCCGTTGTTGAGGCGGTCAAGCCGGACGTGCTTCGCGTCCAGGGACAGTTCTTCCCAGAACCGCTCCCAGAACCCGCGCAGAACCCGCGCTCCCGTGCTCCATGTCACCTCAACGGTGCGCTTCTCCCTGTTGAGCGTGGACGGCTCAAAGGCCGCCCGCACCTGCAGCGCTGGAATCTCGCGGGTCTGTGTGGTTTCGGCCATCGTAGGAGTTGACGCTTCCACAGTCCGTGTGCCCTGTCTACTTCGCCGGAGCGGGGGCGGGTGCGCCCCCGCTGAGCCCCACGCGCTCCTGGGTCAACCCGGCGTCGCTCACCGCGCGCACGTCCACCGAGAGCTTGATCCCGCGCTGGTCCAGCTCCGCCAAGTCGTTGGCGTACTTCTCCCAATGCGTCGCCGGGTCCTCCCCCTGTTCGCGCACCATTTCCGAGGGGGTCATCATGCCCGCGCGCACGGCTTTCTTATAACCGTCGGCTTCCTTCTCCGGATCGATCATCGGGAGCGGGGGCGCTGTCCAGTCAGCCATGGGGGGCGCGCTCGGCAGCTGCCCCGCGAGTTCCGCAGCTTCCATCACCCAACCCCACACCGGCATGCACAGCTGGGGAACCATCATCTCCCACTGCCAGCTGCGCACGTTCAACGCGAACGAGAGCCGGGCCATCCGCGCCGAGCTGTAGTTGACCTGGGAGTAGTCGCCCGTGAGGTCCTCGAAGGTGACTCCGAGCGCGGCCGCAACCTTCCGCAGGTGGCGCGCGCTGAATCCGCTCTCCACCACCGTGGGCGGGTTCGCCGTCACCACGTTCTTCCCCGGCGGGAGATAGGACACCATGCCGGGTTCGAACGTCTCAACCAGGGCGTTCGCCCCATCCGGCTCGGCGATTCCCGTTCCCGCTCCGTCGACATCCGTCACGAACGCGGCGAAGCACGCGGCGATCTTCTGCCGCATGAGCTCCGCGTCCTCGTACGCGTCAAGGTCCTTCAGGGGAACGATGGCCTCGCCGAACCAACTCGGCCCACGAACCTGGCCGGGGCGCTCCACGAGGTACACGTGCGCCACTTCGGACGCGGGGACACGCTTCGAGACGCCAGCCGAGCGGGAGCTCCCGGGGTGCTCTGGGAACAGCCAATAGGCCTTGCGCCGCCCCACGGCGTCAAACTCAATGCCCTGGATGATCGGCCCGCCACTCTCGCCTACTGCCAAGTCCTTCGAAGTGTCCAGGAAGTCGGGTTCCAACACCTGGAGCTGGAGCGGAACAGGTAAGCCGTCCTCCGGGCGCCGCACCCGCCGGCGGATGAGGCACTCCCCGGACTCGGCCACGGTGCGCATGACGAGCGCCTGCACCGAGTAGAACGTGTGGCGCCCGCTCGTCTCGCACGTGGGCGAGTCTGCCCAGGCCTTCCACACCGCGGATGCCTGCTCCGCCAGCGGGCCAGCAGGCCGGGGGACGATGCCCCACCCTACGGTGCTGTTGGCGATCACCTGCCGTCCGCGCCGCGCCCAGCCGGTGTTCCGCACCAAGTCCCGCGCGTGCATCCGGAGCTCAGCCAGGGCTGCCGCCGTGACGGAGTTCGCGTCACCCCGGTTCCGGTTCCATCCGGACGTGCGCCGCCCGAGCTGCGCCGCTTCGTAGTGGCGGGCGAGGTGTGCGGCTGCGGTCCGCGCGCGGATTCGCTCGAGCGTCCACCGGGGAGCAAAAGGGAGGGTGAGCCGGTCCACGAAGTTCATCAGAGTCCCTTCCGGTGCGCGGCGAAGCGGTACGGCTTCCCGCCACCCGCAGCGTTCACTTCGGCCTGGACGGCGGCCAGCAGCTGACGCATCTCTCCCAGGTTCATCTGCTGGTAGGTGACACTTCGCGCCGGGGGCCCGTTGTAGCTCACGGTCTGAACAGCTTCGCCGCTGGCGAGCTTGAGGATTGCCGCCCGGAGCTTGTCGACATCTTCCTGCGTCCACGCCATAGGTCACCGCCCGAGCCAGGACTTACCACGCCCACCGGACCCCAGGAACTTGGGGCGGGGCGCTGAGGCGCTAGCCCTCGGGGGCGGGGCGCGCGGTACCTCCGGAGCCGGGGCGCGCGGCGACGACGCCGGCACCTGCGCGGGCGCTGCCCCTCGCATCCTGTCGAGGCCCTTCAGCGAAGCCGCGGCGCGCGCGTACACGCGGCAGTCGAGCCAGTGGTTCTCCCGCCCCTGGATCTTCTGCCACTCGTAGTGGATGAAGTTCTTCCCGTCCACGCGAGAAACGAGGTGCTCGGCTGTCAGCTGCTTGAAGAACTCTTCCTCGTACTGGGGGAAATGGCAGAACCCCGGAGGATACGGCGCGTCAGCCAGTGGCGGCTCAAGCTTCAGCCAGCCGTACAGCTCACCCTTGGCGATGTCCACACCCACCGGCCACATCCGGTACCCGAAGCGCTTCCCGCCTGACGTGACGTCGACCTTCACCGGAGCACCAACGAGGGCTCGAGCTCCAGCCGCGCCCTTCACG